ATAGCACGTCAAATGCTTTCCGCATTACTGGCGTCGTTGTTCTCCCAGGCACACAAGCGCCGACCGCCGCGCAGTCGCCGATGATCATGCGGCCATATGATCAAGAGTTGCTGACGTGCATGCGGTATTTTGAAAAATGCGGGCCGAGTGATCTCGTTGGCTACACTCTGGCAGCTAACGCCGTTCGAGCGCCTTATCCTTTTCATGTTTCAAAGCGGGCTATTCCAACAATGTCGGGCATTGGTTGGAGTGCAACTACAAACGCCAATAGTCAAGGTTGCTTTTCACTTACCACGGAAGGGTTTTCTTGGGGGTTTGCATGTGTCAGCACTGGCCCCTGTAATTTCCTTGGTTTTACCTCAAACGCTGACGCGAGGCTCTGATGTCCGATTATCAACTCACCGCATCAGACAGCATCATCCGCACCGCAGACGGCGCATGTATTCCCGCCGATCCCGCCAACCGCGACTACGCCGAGTATTTGCAATGGGTCGAGGACGGCGGCGTACCTGATCCCTATGTGCCGCCTGAGACGCCGCCGCCGCAGCCGTCGAACGAGCAGACAATCGCCTACGACCATGAGAACCGCATCCGCACACTGGAGGGACAACCGCCACTGTCGCTGGCTGACTTCATCGCCAAGGTGGAGGCCGCATGAGCGTCCACCAGGGCTTTCGCCGCCAGCCGGTGCCGCCGCAAGTCTCGCAGCGGCATCAGGCCATCACTGTCGCCGCGCCGATGGCCGGGCTTACCGACAGCGACAACCCGGCGTTCATGAAGCCAAACACCGCCGTGATGCTGGACAACTGGGTGCCGACAATGCGCGGCATCAAGCTGCGTGGCGGCTTCATCCGACACTGCGATCTGCATGCGCTCGACGCGACGGTGCCGCCGGTCCCGTCAAATCTCCGCAAGCCGGTGGTTTCGGCGTTTGAATACGTTGATGCCCTGTCTCGTAAAATCTTCGCCGCCCAGCAGGACAAGCTGTTCGACGTCACGGGTGCCACGCCGATACTGGTGAAGAGCGGACAGGCCAGCGGCAACTACGTTGCCTCGCAGATGGCTAACGCCAGCGGCAACCACATGCTGGTGGCCAACGAGGCTGGCGACTATCTGCTGCACTATGACGGCCTGACGTGGACGACGTTTGACGCCAGCCAGATCACTGCACCGACACCGCCAGCGCCAGCCAACCCGCCGACGTGTACGACCGGCCACAACCTCACCTACGTCTGCAAGTACCGCAACCGCTTCTTCTTCATTGAAGGCGGCACCATGAACGCTTGGTATTTGGGGATCGACAGTCACCAGGGCGCGCTCAATCCGGTGCCGCTGGCGGGAGCCACTGCGCGTGGCGGCAAGCTGATGTTTATCGCCGTGTGGTCCGGGGATACGGGAGACGGCGTGGACGACAAGCTGGTCTTCGCGACAAATTTGGGAGAGCTGATCGTATTCACCGGTAGCAACCCGGCGGACCCTGCCAATTGGCGGCAGGAAGGCCGCTTCCAGATGCCGGTGCCGATGGGCATGAACGCCCACATAAACCTGGGCGGCGATCTGCTGGTCGCCACGCTGGACGGCATTGTCCCGCTGAGCGCCGCCATCAGCAAGGATGCCGGGCAGCTCGACATGGGCATGATCACCTACGCCATCCGCAGCATGTGGCGCACCGAGGCGCTGGCCAAGCGTGTCATGCCGTGGACGATGAAACGCTGGGACGAGTACGGCGGCATGTTTGTGACGTGGCCGGGCGGCACTCCCGGCAAGCGTTACTGCGCCGTGGTGAACACGGCGACCGGCGCGTGGTGCCGCTTCATGGGCTACGACGCCACATGCTTTATGCAGCTCGCTGGCGATTTGTTCTTTGGGACGCAAGACGGCATCGTCATGCAGGCTGACCGCAGCGGCATGGACGACGGCAAGCCGTATATCTGCACGATGGTTGGCGGCTGGGGCATATTTGGCCAGCAGGCGCAGACCAAGACGTGGTCGCAGGCCAGGGCCACGTTTGCGGCCCGTGCCGGGGAGCCGTTCATCCCGCAGCTTTCGTCCTGCATCGATTACGTCATTCAACTGCCAGCCGCGCCAAGCGCGGGTATCACGACAGACACACCCGACGTGTGGGACCGGGGGCTGTGGGATCACATGCTGTGGGACGCAGCGGCGTTGCCGCTGGAAACCGTCCGCAATACCGGCTGGATATCGATAGGCACGACCGGCTTCTCGCATGCGCCCGTGGTGCAAGTCACGGTGGCCCAGGCGGCAAGGCCGGGCGTCGAGTTGATCGCCATCGACGGTCTGTATTGGACCGCTGGCACAAACGTGTAGGAGCAGACATGGCAGACGCACCCCCTCCCACGCCGACACCGGACGCACCCGGCAACATTTTCGAGGGCTATCAAACCGGAAGCGTCAGCGACATGTTTGCGCCAGCCTACCTCAAGGGCTACGCGCCGTCCGAGAAGGCGCTGGCGGCGTGGACTGCATACAACCGCCCAGGCGGCGACATCGTTGAGCAGTCGCGCATGCCCAACCTCTATGTCGTTCCGGGTTCAGGCCCGCAGTCGTTTGGCGACGGCGTCTATGGCGGCCCTATACCGCTCAACCAGAGCTACGGCGACAATCGCGGCATGGTGGACCCGGAGGCGCTGCGCGTAGCGTCACAAGGCGGCCACTACGACAACGCGGCGCGCCGTGACGCCATCGCCGTGCGGCTGGCGGAAAATCACTGGGCGCAACATCCTCTACAAAAACAAAAAGCAGCCATCGAAGAGCTGGTCGATGCAACCAAGCCTCGCGATCCGATGGAAATGTACCGCTGGCCATATGCGGGAGATCAGAGCTGATGCTTCGTTACGTCTATGGGCAGGATAGGCTGGTGGCGGATGCGGTGGCGCAACTCATTCCGCATGTCGGCAGCTATGGGTTTGGCACCGCCGCCAAGGCCATTGGCGTGATTGATGAAGAGGGAAAGCTTATCGGTGGTCTGGTCTATCACAACTACGACCCGCAGGCCGAGGTGATCGAAATAAGCGGTGCCGCCACCACGCCTCGCTGGCTAACCCGTGAGACGATCCGGCGCATGTACCAATATCCGTTTCATGTCTGCGGGTGTCAGATGATTTTTCAACGCACCCCGGCTGACAGCGTGAAGCTGCTGTCACAGCTAGCTGCCTACGATTACACATTCATCAAGGTTCCTAGAATGTTTGGCCGCCACCGCGACGGCGTTCTCTGCACTCTCACCTACGAAGATTGGCGCGACAACAGGTTCAACAAGCGGTTCAAGCATCATCACCAAGATGTGCCGCTAGCGGAGGCTTCCTAATGCCAATGTACAGCGCAGGCGGCCCCGCCATGATGGGTGGCGGTGGCGGAAACACCAGCGGCATTCGTGACGCCATCACCCAGGCGCTCATGAACGTGCAGAACCCACAACCCCGCACCGAGGTGCCGGGCGCACAACCCGGCATGCCGGGCATGGGCGCGCCGCCAGCACCGGGCGGCATTCCTCCAGGCGTAACACAACCTCCCGGTATGCCTGGGGCGGGCGGCGGTATGTCTGCAAGCATGCCGCCGCCTGGAGGTGTTATGCCGCCAGCCGCGCCGGGCATGCCGCCAAACCAGCTACCGCCTGCAATGCCGGGCGGCGCTCCAGTGGGGCCGCCGCCGCGTGTGCCTAACATGGTGGGGCAGGCCCCCATCGATCCGACACTAGGGACGCAATTGCCCGGCGGGCCGGGCCAGCTAGGACCATACTGATGGGCGGAAAAGCCTCTCCACCTCCAGCACCTAATCCGCAGGATACGGCGCGGGCGTCAACGTCGACCAACGTGGCGACAAGCATCGCCAACGCGATGCTAAACAATACCAACCAGATCACGCCGGAAGGCAGCCTTAGCTACAATCAAACCGGCAACTACAACTGGTACGACCCCTACACAAATTTGAACGTGAACATTCCGACGTTCACGGCGTCACAGGTGCGCTCGCCGCAGGCGCAGGCCATCGAGGACCAGAACCAAGCAGCCAAAATGAATTTGGCTGGCATGGCCAACGTGCAGAGCGGACGGCTGTCCAATCTGCTCGCCAACGACATGAACTTGGGCGGTGCGCCGGGTGCTGGCGATCCCAGCCTGATCACTGGCGTTGGCAAGGCCGCCACCACGTTTGGCGATGTCGGAACGCAACAACGCACGTTTGGCGATGCTGGCGACATCACGCGCAGCTACGGCCCGGCAGACGATTTCAGTGCAGACCGTGGCCGGGTCGAAGAAGCCCTGATGGGCCGCATCAATCCGCAGCTCGCCAGGGAGCGCGGCAACATCGAGCAGCGGCTGGCGGATCAAGGCATCCGCTACGGCTCGCAGGCCTACACGGCGGCGATGGATGACTACAACCGGCAAGCCACCGATACTCGCTTTGGTGCAATCGGCGCAGCCGGGCAAGAGCAGCAGCGCATGATGGACATGGCAGCGCAGCGCGCCGGTTTTCAAAACGCCGCGCAGCAGCAGGCCTACCAGCAGGCGCAAGGGCGCGGTCAATTTGCTAACGAGGCGCAACGCAACGACTTCACCCAGGCTGCGGCGCGTGGCGAGTTTCAGAACGCGGGGCTAGCGCAGCAAGTGGCGCAGGGCCAAGCCGGGTTCAACGCGCAGAACATGGCGCGCAATCAGTGGATGAACGAGCAGTATGCGGCGCGCAACCAACCAATCAACGAGATCAGCTCGCTGCTGTCAGGCTCGCAGATCAACAACCCGAATTTTGTAAACACTCCTAACAATCAGATACCCACCACAGACGTGGCAGGCCTCATCAATACGAGGTTCAGCCAAGACATGGATATTTATAAACAAGAGAGCGCCAATCAGAACGCTCTCATGGGCGGAATATTCGGCATGCTGGGCGGCGCGATGAAGATGTCGGACGAGCGGGTCAAGGATGTCGGACCCAAGCTGGCGACAGTGTTTGCTGCCGGTGACGACGGTGAGCGCCAGGAGCTGCCGATCTACGCCTACAGCTACAAGGGTGATCCAGAGAAGCAGACCCACGTTGGGCCGATGGCGCAGGACGTGGAGAAGATCGACAAGCGCGCAGTCAAAAAAGACCAACGCGGCATTCGCCATATCAATACCGGCATGGTGATGGGCAGCATCCTGAAGGCGGCGTGACATGGCCGAGACTGAAGGCTTTATCTTTGGCACCCCCGACGTTCCAACTTACGAGGAGCTGAAGCGCCGCCGCGCCATCGCCGCAGCTCTCGCCGGTCAGAAGCGCGGCTTCCCCAAAACTCTGGGCGAGGGCCTGACCTACTTTGGCGAAGCCCTGGGCGAGGCCGGTCTGGAGTGGCGTCTGCGCCAAGAGGAGGCGAGGAGCCAGGGCTACGTCCGCGATCAGGTTGGCGGTGCGCCGCCGGTAGTGCCGCCTGCACCGATTGGCGGCTCGCCGCCGCCACCGGCAGCAGCTCGACCGCCTGCACCGGCACGTCTGCCGGGCAGCGAGCCTGTTGTCGCGCCGTCGCTGGCACCAGTATCGGCGGCACCGCCGCCTGTTCCAGTCGCGGCAGCGCCAGAACCAACGCCAGCCCCGGTAGCTGTAGCGGCCCCGGATATCGGTGGCGACGGCGACCAGCCAGAAATAGCGTCCGCGCCAGACCTCCCGGCCCCAGGCGTCACCTCGTCCGAGGCACCGCCACGCAGCGCACTCAGCAGCGATGGGCCGCCGCCGGAAGCTATTGCTGCGCTCAAGGCGGCAATGGCGGCGCAGCAGCCCCCTGTACAACCCCCTGTACAACCCCCTGTACAACCAGAAGCGCAGGGCAACGTGCGCGAGGCCATCACCAGCGCGCTGATGATGTCGCCGCAGCGCGAGGCGGATCGACCGCAGCCGCCGATGCAGAGCATGCCGCCAACCGCCGCCGCCTTTGCGCCACCGCAGGGTGGCCCCGGAGGGCCGGGAGCGCCGCTGACCGACGCGCCGCTGAAGATCACAGTAGGCGGCCCGAAAAGCATGCAGGACCGCAGCGTTGGCGCGTACCTAAAGCCCACGGCGGTGCCGCGTGGCGTCGAGAACCTCGATCCCAAGACGCAGGCCTATGTCGCGGAGGTCAGCAAGGCCTATCCCGGCGTCAAGTTCACGTCAGGCTACCGCAGCCCCCAGGTCAACGCTTCTGTCGGTGGCGCTCCCAACAGCGAGCATATGCGGGGGCTGGCTGTAGACATGGACGTGTCTGGGGTGCCTGCGGACCAGCGCCGGGCGCTGATAGCCGACGCCAGGATGCGTGGCGCTGGCGGCCTGGGCAACTATGGCGGCAACAGCATCCACATTGATTTCCGCAGAGGCACCCCGGTCGCCTGGGGGCCAAGCCGGTCCTACACCAGCCTGGGGCAAACGCCGGATTGGTTCCGCAGCGAGGCGACGGCGCACCGCATGGGAGAGCGTCCGCAGGCCGTGGCTGCGGCACCGCCGCCTCCCGCAGGCCCACAAGTCGCCACCCTGCCGGTACGGCCCAGCCCCATGATGCAGGACCGGCCACCGGACCAGCAGGACGCCGTTTTGCAGGACGTGCTGGGCGCAGGCGCGAGGCCTGGGCTGCGTGGCGCAACCGCCTCGCTAGGTAGGGCAGGGGTGGCCAGCGATGCAGGCCCAGACAGCCCCGTAGGGGCCGGGATCAGCGAAAGCATCAACGCCCGGCGCAACGCCATCGCTGGCTCAATGGCTAACCAGCCAGCCCCGGCTCCCGTCAGCCCCGACGTGCAGATGGCGCAGGCTCCCGGCGGCACCATCACCGACAGCAGCATGTTCAACCCGCGCCCGGTCAAGACCATCCCCATCCAGGGGCCGCAGGGCAGCGGCGACATCCAGAAGGCTCCCGCCACACTGCCGTCGCAGGAGGCGATCCCGCCGCAGCCGCCATCGATGGGGCCGGTCAAGCCGTTCCAGGCCGAGCCGATGACGCCACGCGAGCGGTGGCTGCGCGACAAGGCAGCCGATCCAAGGATGCCTGACCAGTACAAGGCGCTATTTGCGAAGGAGGCTGCCGAGCTGGAGCAGGACCGGCGCAAGCTGGAGGACCGAAAGTGGGATTTACACAAGAGCGAGCTGGAGCGGTACTACAAGGAGCCTGAGAAGGAGCTGGCGGCGCGGGTGCAGCGGCTCCAGATCGAGGCCGAGCAGTTCAAGGCCACGCAGCGCCCGGTCGAGGCGCAGAAGGCGCTGACAGACCTCGCCATCGCGCAGCAGAACCTCACCAAGTATCAGCGCGAGAACTCGCCGGGCTACGTCGAGCGCGAGCGCCTGAAGGCAGAAGCAGACCTCGCTGGCGCGCAGCGCACCGCCACCAAGCCAGACACAATGTCGAGCGGCGGCACCCAGTTCGAGCGGCCCTACACGCCGCCAGGGCAGCCGCCTGCGCCGTATGCGCTGCCTCCTGGCGCACCGCCGCCCAAGGAAGAGCGCACCGCCGATCAGGCCCACGCATTCGAGTTCGTGCAGCGAGTGCGGCCAGACCTCGACCTCCTCGATAACGAGCTGAAGATGGGTCAGGTCATGACCATCCCGGCAGAGAAGGTCCGCGACCTTCCGCTTATCGGCAACATGACGGTGTCGGACGAGTACCGCCGAGCCAACCAAGCCTGGACGAACTTTGAAGGCGGCTTCATGCAGCGGGTCAGCGGCGCTGCCGTCAGCAACAGCGAAGGCCTCCGCAACATCCCGGCGTTCAAGCCAATGCCGGGCGACACGCCACGCGAGCTGGCCGACAAGTCACGGCGGCGGCGCGACTTTGTCGATGCCGTTGAGCAGTCATCCGGCCCGGCAGGACCGACAGCAATTCACAAGGTGCTGCAAGACGCCTCCGACAGCTTGTACGACAAGCAGCTCAGCGCACCAGCCGTCCGGGTTTAAGAACGCAGCGAGGCGCTGCTGCTGCCGCCGGGCCAGCGCGTCATCCGGCCCGACACGGGTGAAGAGCTGATCGTGCCAAAGCGGAAGGTGCGCTGATGGCCAGCGAGTGGGATCAGTTTGAAGCCTCCAACCCGATAGCGGTCACCCGTGACGACCCGTGGGCGGCGTTCAAGCCCTCGACCGAGCGCAGCGGCGACACCAATACCACGCCGCCGCCGCCGGAAGACCCGTACCGCAAGGCGGCGCTGGCGGAATACAACAGGCTGCTGAAGATTGGCGCGCCAGTGCCGGGTGGCGTTCCCGGCCTGCTGGGCGGCTTCAACGACTACAGCCAGCGCGCTGCGCGTGGCGGCGGCTTTGGCTGGGCTGACGAAATATCGGCAGGCGCACAAGTGCCGCTGGAGATGATCCGGCGCGGCACCCTCGATCCCACCGAGGCCTACAAGTACAACAAGGCCTACCAGGGTGTGCAGAACGAGGCGCTCGACCGCTCGACCGCAGGCTTTGGCGGGGGCTTGGCCGAGTTCACCGGCAACGTAGGCAGCGTTGGCGGCGCTATTGCCGGTGGCAGTAGAGCCGTAGCGCAGACCGTCCCGGCAGCCCTGGGCCTGCCTGCCAAGACCATTCCTGCGGGTGTCGCCAATACCAGCGCCAATTTCCTCAAGGGCGCAGGCATGGGCGGCACGTTGGGCTTTGGCGAAGGCGAGGGCCTGAAGGAAAGCACCGAGAAGGGCGTTGTCGGCGCTGGCGTTGGCGGCACCTTGGGTGCGGCGTTACCGGTGGCGTTCGACACGCTGGTCAAGCCGGTGGCGCGAGCCTTCCAGATGCCGCGCATGCGTAGCCCCGACAGTGTCGCCACCGAGCAAGTCAACAAGGCGGTGCGCGACAGCGGCCTGACGACGGCAGAGATCAGCAAGCGCATCGCCGACGCGCATGCCGCAGGCCAGACCGACTACACGATAGCCGACGCCATTGGCCACGCAGGCCACCGCAAGGTTGCTGGCATCGCCAAGCTGCCGGGCGAGGCGCGTGAAGAGATCACCGATTTCCTGGCTAACCGCGACCTCAATGCGACGACGCGGATCAGGAACGAGATCAGCAAGGCGCTGGGTGTGCAAGGCACCGCCAAGCAGGCGCAGGAGGCGCTGATCGAGCAGGCTGGCCGCGAGGCCGGGCCGTACTACCGGCGCGCCGAGCATTCCGGTCCCGTGTGGAATAACGCCATCCAAGAGATACTCGACACCGATGTCGCCAAGAAGGGCCTCGCCGCAGGCGTCCGCATCCAGCAGCAGGAGGCGGCAGGCAGCGGCGTCCCGTTCAAGGCAACCGACGCCGCCATCACCGGCTTCAACGAGGCTGGCGACCCCATCATCAGCGGTGTGCCGAATACCAAGACGCTGCACACGCTGAAGGTGGGCCTCGACCGCCTGATCGAGGGCCACACCGATCCCGTCACCGGGCGCGTCAACGCCGAGGGGCGCTCCCTGGTGATCATGAAAAACCGCCTGCTCGAAAACATGGACGCGCTGAACCCGGACTACGCAACAGCGCGTGGTCTGTATCGCGGGCCGATGGAGGTGCGCGAAGCAGTGAATACCGGGCGCGACATGGCGCGCAGCGGACGCTACGAGGACAACCTCCAGACGTTTCGCGGAGCGCCAGACCCGGAGAAGCAAGGCATCCGCATTGGCTACGCCGACAAGACACTGGAGCCGCTGGAACGCAGCGGCATCATCCCGGCGCAGCTCCGCGAGAAATCCGAGAAGGGCGCAAACGAGCTGGCCGAACTGTCGCTGTACCAGGGACCGCGCAACCGAGTTCGCGGCGTCGAGCAGCCGGATCAGCTTCGTCAGTTCCTCAACCGCGAAGAGACAATGCGGAAGGGATCGAACGCGGCGCTGGGCGGCTCGCAGACTGCCGAGAACCTTGCCGATGTCGCCGCCGGTCCCGGCGGCACCGAGGTGCTTGGGCTGGCGTCAGCGGCGCTCAGCGGCAACCCGGTGGCGGCAGTCGGCAGCCTGGGGCGTATCGGCCACGCCCTGGGGTCAGGCGAGAGTGCGGCGCAGCGTACCGCCATCGCCAGGGCACTGATGGAGCGTGACCCCGACGCAGTGCGACAGATAATGGAGCGGCTCGACGCCTTCGATCTACGCAGACGTGGCGTCAATCCCTGGACCGGCAGTGTCCGCATCAATCCGTAGGAGAAGCTAATGCCACGCGACGGCGCATACACCTACAGCGTCCCCGGCGGCACCGATGGGGTGCCGGATACGCCGGTCTACTCAACGCCATACAACGGCTTCCTGCGCGACTTGGAGCAAGACCTGAACACGCCGCGCCCCATCGTTGCTGGCGGCACGGGTGCTACCAACAAGCGTGACGCAATGATTGCGCTGAGCGGCGAATTTGCCGGTCAGCTTGTCGATAACTACGACAGTTTTCCGTTCATCGCCGGATCGTTCTGGTCAGCGCCCGGCGCGACATTGGCACCGGACGCCGCGTCGAGGTTTTCCGGCGTCTGCCTGCCCTACTCCGATCCAGCCTACATGACCATCGAGGCCCGCTCGTATGAAGGCACGGCGGCGGCACCAACCAGCCAAAAATATACTCGCCAGAAAATCGCCGGTACTTGGAGCGCGTGGGTGCTGCAAGCTGGCCCGAAAGCCGAGATCGAAAAAGATTTTGTCAACGTCGCTGGCGATGTAATGACCGGACACTTGTCGCTGCCCATCACACCGGCAGCCGACAACGCCGTGCGTAGAGACTACGTTGACGCCGCCGACGCTCTCAGGGTCGCCAAGGCTGGCGACACAATGACCGGGCATCTGTCGGTGCCAACCAATCCTGCCGCCGCCAACGCAGTTCGCAAGGACTATGTCGATGCCGCAGATGCGGCACTGTCGGCATCGTTGAGCGGATCAATAAACAATAAGGTGACGCGAACCGGCGACACCATGAGCGGGCAACTGGTTCTTGCCATGACATCATGGCACCTCATGTTCCGCGACACTACAACCGGCTGGCAAAGATATTGGGGGATGCAGGGTGACCGGCTGTATCAATTCAATAATGGTTTTACGGCTGCTATCGGCTTTACCGACAACGTAGGAAATAACTACGCCAAGTCTTGGGGTAATATAGCTGATCCAGCTTTTTCTGTATGGATAGACGAGACTGGCTCTCGTAAGGTTCAATTTAACGCTGGCACAGATGTTTATTCAAGCAGCGGCGACGGCCATCTTCATCTGCGCTCCAACGGCCCTGCCGGGCTTTGCCTTCGCGTTCAGACTGACGGTAACTTCACTTGTTACGGGCAGGCCTACAAGCCCGGCGGCGGCGGGTGGATCGACAATTCAGACGCTCGCATCAAAAACGTCGAAGGCAATTACACACGCGGGCTGGAAGAGATCGCGCAGTTGCAGCCGGTGGTTTACACCTTCAAGGGCAACGACACAGACAAACCGCCATCGAATTTTATTGGCCAGGAAGACTACTCAAGAGAAGTGCCCAGCGTTCCCTATCCAAACAGCTTGCATGCCACGCCAGCCAAGGCCGGGAAGAAGTTCGCCGGGCTTATCGCGCAGGACATCGAAGCGATATTCCCGGAGATGGTCAGCAAGAGCAACGGCTACATCGACGGCGCGCCGGTCAACGACTTGCGCGGCCTCGACACCAACGAGCTGGTGTTTGCCTTGATCAACGCGGTGAAAGAATTGAAGGAACGCCTAGAGGCGCTAGAGGCTGCGTGAATGATGCCGATTGGCGAAGCCCTGAAGGCTGCCGTCGCCTCGATGACCGGGCATCCCATCGCCATTGCGCTGTTGATGGTCAACATCGCCTTTCTGGTTTTTGTTACAATGCTGATGTCAGACGTGGCGAGCAACGCCAGTGCGCGTGACAAGGCCAACAGCGAGCTAATCACGCAGCTCATCCAGGCTTGCAAGAGGAGCTAGCCATGTCGATAGGTTTACTGTTTTGGGTTCTGATGGTGCTGTGGTTCTTTAGCTGGGTCACCAACACCTACTCGCCGGGACAATTCCCCTGGGCCATCCACGCCAGCAACTTGCTGTTCTTCGTGTTGCTGTTTCTACTTGGCTGGCATGCTTTCGGGTTTGTGATCCATGCCTAGCGTCATCACCCTGGCGTTGTTCGCCATCCTGCTATCCGGCTGTATCGTGACGACAGTGACCGAGCGGCCCTACACCTACAGCCGATACGAAATAGATGCCATCAATGCCGAAACCGCCTGCCGCGCACTGGCGCGAAACCTTATCCAGATGGAACGCTGCACCATCAGGAGATGAGCGCAAGCCTGTGACCGACATTGTTAAAAGGCTGTATACGGTTTTGAATGATTATGACGAGTGCGGCTGGCACACGACTGTGCGCGAAGCGATAAGCGAGATCGAGCAACTACGAACGGAAAAAAATATGCCCAAGCCGCCGCAGGATATTTTCAGTCTCAGCTCCGAGGTGGTGAAGCCACTGGTGCCGCGCATCGAGATTGCGCTGACCGTGCCTGACGGCGTGGATATCCAGATAACGGTCAATGGCGTTGGGGTGCTGATGTCGGATGACGACGAGGATATTGATCCCGACACTAACCGGCCATGACGCGGATCGACCTGGGCATCTGCCTCCTGGGCGTCATCATCGTCACCCTGTTCTGTCTGGCCCTGTCGTACATCGCCTCGATTTGACGAAGCTGCGCCCCGGCCCTATGTTTCCGCCGCTTCGTTGTGATGGACGAGCAAGGGCAGACGAAGTGCGTCAGCGTTGTGTCCCAGAGTAAGCACCCGGCAGAGGAGGCCCTCCCCTGCCGGGTGTTCTCGTTTACGCCGTCCGGTTGCGACGGCGGCGATGCATCCACAGCAACATCAGGCTTGCCAAACCAGGGATACCGGCACCGGCAATTGGGCCAGGGACGGCAACTTGGTTGGGAACGAGGAAGAAGCTATCCGGGCCATCGTTGGCACCAGACAGGCGAGCGTAGAAGATCAACTTATCGCCAGCCGAGATATCGACGCCCGGCGTGATGTTGAAGCCCGACAGGGTCCAATCAGGGAAGCCGGTGCCGTTGCTGCTATTAACCAGCGGAGTGCCGCCCGGTCCCAGCGAGTACACTGCCAGAACCGTGTGGGTGGAAAGATTGAGGAGGAAAAAGCTCTCCAAGGTCTGCGGCACGTTGGTGTCGTTAACATCGATGCCGATGGAGAACGTCAGGTTAGGGCTGCCGTTGGCAAGCAGGAAGGCTCGCAGGAACGAGCCGTCATAGCCGGTGCCGACAGTGTCGAGGCCAGGGTCGCCGCCGCCCGACACGTTGGTCGAGAAGTAGCGCAAATCCTGACCCGGCTGCCCGGTGTTATGAAAGTTGGTGTAGCCGAAATCGGCCTGCTGCTGCGGCTGGTTATCGCCGCAGATCACACATGGCGAATTAAGCGGCTGATTACCGGGTGGCGGTGCCGGTGTCAGCGTTAGGTTATCGACACCGGCAAACGACCAGTTCTGGCCGCCGAGTATCACGTCAGCTTGCGCCGGTAGCGCAAGCAACGACGCAGCGAGAGCTGCGCCAAGTAACAGTCTCATGGTTGTGGTTCCTCTGTGGGTGGTTCGCTTGGTTCAACTTTAGCTTTGGCCGCCTTCTTCGCAGCCGCACGGGCTGCGTTCCTCTGACCCTTCTCTGACAAAGGGTCAGTCTTCTCCGCGATCTGATTGCGAGCGCGGTACACACTAGCATCGAGCTTCATCAGCCCGCGTAATTTTTCTTCCTCCTCTGTCATCGATCAAGCCTCCAATAGCCGTAGCAGCAGCGGGTTCCGCCCCGGCACGGGTCATGGGTGTCGAACACCACGCCGTCGATCACGGCGCTGTAGTGTTTGCTGAGCGACACAACCAGCCTGCCATTTGGCAGCTCGCCGTCGCGCATATGCACCTTGCAGCCGGTGCCGATGCCCATGATGGGAACCCAGACAAAGCCCAGCTCAGCCATGTAGTCCCTAAACCACTTGCGATTGGTATTGATGCCGTGGTCTGCCGTCATGCCACGCTTGCCGGTGCGCTTGGACCGGCGCTGGGTGGCGTTGCCGGTGGCGAGGCGGTCGTAGACCTCGCAGTAGGACCGGCCCGTGACGATGGCGATGGCGCGGGTGACGCAGTCACCCTTGGCCTTGCCGCGCCAGCGGGCGCTGGATGCGCGACCGCCGTCTGTGATGATTACTTGCATGACGCACCCGTCAGGTCAGGGATGTCATCGTTGAGGTCAGCAATGCCCACCTCGATCTCCAGCGGCTCAAGCACTTTGCCTTCCGCCACCGAGGCGCGCACCGCCGACACCTTGATGTCATCGATGATGTTGAGACGCTTGAGCGTCTGCTTCAATTTCTTGATATGCAGATTGTTACGCGTCAGCGCATCAATCAATCGGTCGCGCCGCTCCAGCGCACGGTAGAGCGCATCACGCGCCTCCTTGCGCCTGCGGTCGCGTAGGCTAGGTTTTTCAGACATAGAAAAATGCTCCAGTTGTGATGAACCGGAGCATTCTATCAGAAGGCAGACAGCCTGTCAATCCAGACAAATTGTCAGTCCATCCTCGCGATCTCAAACGCGCCGTCAGGCTGGACGATGGCGACGTAGCTGTACGGGTACAGCACGATCATCTCGCGGCGCAGCGGGATGGCCGACAGCGGCGACAGCGGCGGGTCGCCGGGATAGCTCATGAGGCCGGTCTTGGGGTTGAACTTGAAGCCATCCTGCGGGTGCCAGCCGGAAGGCTGGTAGCCCGCATTGAGCTGCTCCCTGGCCGGGCGCGGGTCGCCGGGATCGATCATGCCGAGGATCAACCCCCAATCCTCTGGCGAGGACTGGGGATCGAGGATGATCATGTTGAGGGTGGTGGGGCCGCTCATAGGCCCCACCCATACTTGCCAGCGCAGATGGGGCCGATCCCGGCCTCGATGCTCTCGGCCTTCAGCAGCATGCGACCGCAGATGCCGCACTCAGACCACGCCTTGGCGTAGGCCTTGACGGCCTCCAGCGGCGTGGCGGCGACCGCCAGCACAGCGGCGGCCTCCGCATCAGTGGCGGCACCCTGGCGGAAGAACTTGCCGCCCTTGAAATAGCCGAGCTTGCGCTCGTCATCCTTGGCGTCACGCACGAACAGCATGCCGTCCCACTTGCTGCCGGGCTTGGGCGAGGAGATGGCGACCGACACGCCATCGTGTGTCAGCTTCAGCGGCTTGGTGAAGATGCCTTTCGCACCCGGCAGCTTGGCGCGCTCACGCGCAACCGCGAACGCCGTCTCCAGCGCCGTCACGTCAGCGGCAGGAGCTGCGGCCTCACGCTTCGCGGACCATTCCGCCTTGCGCTCTTCGTCTTTCGCCATCAGGCGCTGCGCGGCAGCCAACTGGTTCTCAGTCAGCATGCCGTACTGATTGACGGCGTCGAGCAGGCTCGCCGGGAAGGTGAAGGTGCCGTTGCGCTCCGCATTGCGCTTGGCCGAGCTGTCGAGCCACGCCAGCACGTCCTTGTGCGTCTCGCGCCACGCCATTGCCTCCTGGGCCTTCGCCTCACGCTTCTCTTCGCGCTTGGCGGCGGCCTTGTTGCGCGCATTGCGCGAGGTGGCGAACGAGCGGCTGCCTTCACCCTTGCAGGCGAAGCACGGGCCGAGGTTGCGGCCAGAGTAGCTGATGAAGCTGCCGGTGCCACGGCACTTGGGGCAGCTTTCAGTGAAGGCGTAAGACGCAGGCGGCTGCTTGATGGCAGCGGGGGCCTGCCCCGGCTGGGACAGGATGGCGTCGAGGTCATCGTTCTCAGGAAAATCGATCATGTTAGATGCCCCTCTCTCTCATAATCCTGCGGGCTTGGCGCTTGTCATAAATTGACATGGGCAAGCCAGCCTTAAAACGATTGACGAGATAGTCGTCGCGATCCTCGATTGGCGCGAGTGTGGGAAGGTGAGCCTCGCGCAGGGCGCGTTGCTCTGCGGTGCAGAGTTCCCAGGGGGTGGAGAAGGCGATGGTCGTTGCTTCGTTCATGAGGTAGCTCCTGCTGTGATGAACAGGCACCTTATACCGACAACTAGACAGGGCTGTCAAGCTGTCTTGTTCAGTGCCTAACTGGCTGGTTTTGCTCTCTTTTCTTGAGCATGTCCTTGCCGAATTGAGCCGCCACCCGGAAGAACGCCGCCATTTCCTTGGCGATGTCGCGCATGACGGTCTGTGCCACGCGATGATCCTTCTCTGCTGCCGCCAGCCGCATGATCTCCAATGCACTCTGCGCGCCGCGATAGAAACCGACGCGCACCATCATCAGGTGTCCCTCGCTCAGCTCGTCCGGTGCCGACGCCAGCATGGTCTTGATCCACGCCGCCTCCAGCATGCGCCCTTCCGCTGCCGCCAAGTTGGCGCGCACGTTCATCTCTTCGTTTGTCATGTTTTCTCCGCGTAATGTTTGCAGGCCTTGTAGTGCAGCTTGATGCGCGGCCCATGCACACCAGTCTGTCGAAAGAACATGAAGCAACCAGAATGATAGTCAGTGTCGAAATAGTAGCCGCGATGAACGCAGCTCCCGCAGTACTTGCCTTTCGGCCCGTTGCCTTCCCAGCTCGCCATGCCGGGCTTCACGTCATCCTTGTCAGGCACACCCGGCAACTTTGTCATGGGTATCACGATTGACCTCCCGGCATAATCCGAATAATCTAGACCGTTCCGAATAATCTAGAAAGAGGGTGAGTATGTCAAATCTACCATCAGTCGGCTTGGTAATCGATGCGCTGGGCGGCAACCAGCACGTTGCCGAGCTGCTGGATACGAACGGGAAGGTGGTGAGCTGGTGGCGATCCACAGGTAAATTTCCGGCCAATACCTGGGTCGTTATCCACAAGCAGCTCAACAAGATGGGCCTGACGGCCCCGGACGAGTTGTGGGCCATGCGCGGCCAGCGCGCACCACGGCTGCGGAAGGCGATCCAGCGGGCCATCGACCGGCGCAAGGTGAGGAAGAAGCGGTGACCGACACTGAAACCTCGCCCTGGACCGACGAGGCCAAGGCGTATCTCGCTGAGCTGATGCAGCATCGACCGCCACTCAACTACAGCGCCATTGCCGACAGGATGGTGTCGCGGTTTCGTCGCGTCTTCACCAAAAACTCCTGCATCTCGCGGGCGCGGCGCGGCACCGAGAAGAAGCAGCGGGCCAGCAGCCCGCACAAGAGGAAGCGCAAGCCCTACCGGCACCCGGCGGCGAAGCCAGAGCCGCCCAAGCCCGGCGTGACATGGGGCAAGGTCACCATCATGCAGCTCGACCATCGCACATGCCGCTGGCCGGTGACCGAGGGCTTGCCGCCGTATCTGTACTGCGGCATCCCGCCGGTCGAGGGCAGTGTCTACTGCTACAAACATTCGCGCATCGCCTACCCGGCAATGGGGAGACACTGATGACAATCCCAGAGGTGCGCCGTGAGCTGATGAAGCTGGTGGCCGAGCTGATGCAGTATCCCTACACGCGACCGTTCGCCGACAGGCTACGCAAGCTGGAGAAGGAGCTGTACCGGCGCAGGGGCAACCCAGTCACCAGGGTGCGGTCGCGGGCCTACACACCAGAGCTGAAGCGGCAGCTCCGCGACTACAAGCGCGCCCACCCGCACCTGTCGATGCAGCAGATTGCCAATCGCTTCAAGACCAACTCAGGCCGCGTCACTGACGCAACATTAGGGAGGCGCAAATGACGTGCATCATGGCCATCGATCCCGGCCTGACGGGAGCGATAGCGTTCTACTTCCCAGAGCCGCTGACGCGGGACCGCGTCTCCGTCTACGACATGCCGGTGGTCGAGAGCAGCGTGGATGCTTCTGCGCTGCGCGACCTCATCAAGCTGCACGAACCCGGCATCGCCATCATCGAGCGCGTTGGTCCCTTCCCCCGTGACGGCGTCATGCAGGCGTGGCGGTTTTCCGCCGCCTACACCACGGCTCGCGTGGTGTGCGCGCTCAGCCACGTCCCCCAGGTTCTCATCACGCCAGCAAGCTGGAAGAAGGCGATGAAGCTGACCGGCGGCAAGGACAACAAAGACCAGAGCCGGGGCATGGCCATGCGGCTATTCCCGGCCAACGCCATCGTATTCGGACGCAAGAAGGACGCGGGCCGAGCTGAAGCAGCTCTGCTTGCCTATCACTACGCAACCACGAAGGGACTGTTGAATGTTGCCATCCTATGACCATCACTCGCCATCCGGCTGCAACCTGTTTGCTGCCCAGCAATCCATGTGGGTGGCCGAGAAAATCCTGGGCCACAAGCAGCCGGTGTCCATCGCGGCGCATCGCGGCGTTGGCGTCGAAGACGGCGTGACGTGCGGCCTGAAGAACCTCGACCAGCCGGTGCAGGACTGCATCGACGTGGCGCTGACCAAGTACGACACGCTGACGGTGCTGAGCGGCGATCCGAGGCGCGACAAGTTTCGCGCCACCATTCCCGACATGGTGACGGCGGCACTGGCCGAGCTGCGGCAATACGGGACACCCACCGGCACCCAGGGCAAGATCGAGATGCGCTACGAGGGCCTGACGCTGCCGATGCTGGGCTTCTATGATTTCGAGTGGGCGCAGCACGGCATCCTGCTCGACTTGAAAACCAGCGACAAGATGCCGGGCCAGATAAAGAACGGCCACGCCCGGCAAGTGGCGCACTACACCGGAGGCAATACCGAGGCGCGCATCGCCTATGTGACGCCCCGCAAATTAGAAGTCTATATGTTGGAGAACATAAGCGAACACAGACAAGCCCTGGTACAGATTGCCAAGCGCATCGAAAAATTCAGAAGCCTTAGTGACGACCCGCAATTTTTCGTAGACATTACGGTACCTGATTTGGACGCTTTTTATTGGACGCCGCCAGCGGCGCGGGCGCTGGCATACAGCATCTGGGGCATCTGAAATGTCGGACGAAGACGACGGCGACGACGAGGACGACCTGTTCGATTACGCCGAGAGCGTCAGGCTGCGCGACGAAGGCATGAAGCGGGTGGCCGAGAACAACCCGACGTTCTCGTACCAGTATTTTCATTACGTCCTGGCGCTGCCGCTGGGCTGGATCGGCAACAACGAAACCATCATGAAGGCGTGGACCGGCGTACAGCCAAAGCATCCCAATGCCTGGGGTTCGTGCCTGGGTCACTGCAAGCGGAAGGGCCTGCTGCGCGAGCTGGGGGAGCTGGGGCGTGTGCCAAACCAGCGCAAGCCCGGCCACGCCCGACGCCAGTGCCTGTACATGCGTGTCGGACCATCCGGCGGGCCTACCGAGGTCGCGCCGGAAACAACTCGTCCAATACCGGGACAATCCGGTGTGGCTGGCAGCGAGCCTGTCGCTGCGTTCATGGAGACGACATAATGTCGAATGTAGATGCTTTCGGACTACCCCTGCGGAGCGGCGGCGGCGGCAACAACGGCGAGCCGTTCGCCGTCATCTGCCGCTACGATGCCAAGGCCGGTCGCATGTTTCGCGACGACCGTGGCCAGGACGCCAGCGGCAACTTTGGCGTAACTAAAACCGACATCACCACAGACCCGCAATTCACGGCGATTGTCGATTTCGAGAACATCGAAACCGGGTGGATGCTGTTCATTCCCGGCCAAGCCCCAAACATGGTGCTGGTGCCGCACGGGTATCAGCTCCCGCCCAAGCCAACCCCTGACCACAAATCCGGCGTCCGCTTCATGTTGAAGCTGTCTACGGCATGCGCCCAGGGCAAGCAGCCAATCCGCGAGATCACCGGCACCGCCGATGCCTTCCGCAGCGGTTTCGGTGCGGTCTATCGCGAGTACAAGGCGCAGCGCGACCAGAACCCCGGACTGTTGCCGGTCATTGTCCTGACTGGGACAATTCCGCTGACGACCGGCCAGGGCATCCGGCAAAGCACCAACTACGAGCCGCAGTTCAAGCTGGTAGGCTGGCAGCCACGCGGCGATCTAGTGTTCATCCCCAGGGCGCAGAAGCAGATGCAGGCTGCACCGCAGCAGGCTCAGCAGAACGTGGGGCTGACCTCGACGGCGCAGGGCTTCAGCAGTGGTGCAGCCGCACCTTCGACCGGCGGCCAGCGGGCAGCGCCACCACAGCAGAACGGCAGCCTGCCGTGGGACGCACAGCCACAGCAGCAAGCGCCGCAGCAGCCACAGCAGCGGACAGTGTCGGCCAGCGATTTCGGCTGATTGAATGATAAAGGCCGGGGCGCTTGCGGAAGCACCCCGGCCTGCTTTCAACCTGTGCTGCGATCAACAACAAAGGCCTTCCCAATGGATAGCACCATGCCGCTCGTCCCGTCCAGCGCCAGCATGCTGGCGCACGTCGAACACCTGTTTGGCGGCGAGCTGGGCGCGCTCCAGCATGGCCTCATAGAGCTGGCCTGGAACAAGCCCGGCGAGCGGGCCGTCAACCAGGGCCAGCTCTATCCCGCCAACCGGCTCAAGCTGCTGGTCGAGCATGCCGTGGCAAAGAACAGCCAGGGCAGCAACGTCTATATCGGGGCCGCCCTGCGCCAGCCCGGCACGGCACCCTTTGCCAGGGCCAAGGACGCCGATTTCCTGGCGCTGACGTGCGCCTACGTCGATCTCGACAAGCCCGGCACAGTGGCTGCCGCCAAGGCCAAGTACGGCGAGCTGAAGCCCACCCTGGTGGTGGTGACCGGCCTCGTCCCGGCTCCCAGGGCGCAGCTCTGGTGGAAGCTGGACACCCCCATCACAGACCCGGCGCAGTCGCAGCTCCTGCTGAAGGCAATGGCCAAGGCGCTGGATGGCGACCCCACCGTGTCCAATCCCTCCCGCGTCATGCGGCTGGCAGGCTCAGTGGCGTGGCCGGTGAAGGAGGGCCGCATCGAGGAGCTGACCGACATGCTGGTGCCGCCGGGGGCCAAGCCGGGCTACGGGGCCACGGCGCTGGGGGCGCAGTTGAATGCGCCTACGCCGGTCGAGGCCGTATCGCAAATGTGGAACGCCGCCATCGAGCAGGCCACCGGGCCGGTGCGGCAGCCGGATGCTTTCGGCCTTGAGCGGGAGATCGTGGAGGGCCGCGAAAAGCACATGCGCGACATGGTGCATGCGGCCATCGTCAACTGGCGGCGCGAGCGGCCAGACCGGCCCAGCGAGGCCGAGAACCACGCCAGGGCAACGGCGGAATACGAGGTCTACGAGCGCAGCGTAGCGCCGCAGAAGGAGCATCCCGGCCAGAACAAGTGGGAGGCGCTGGAGGCCGAGCATCGCGGGCCAACGGAGTGGTGGAGCAAGTGGCAGCGCCTGATGGCCAAGTGGGACAGCGACGTGGCCGAAAAGGCCAAGGTGCCTAATCCCAATGTCAATCCCGGCGATGGCCCGGTAATTCCCGGCATTACCGGGCCGATGCCGCGCCCAGCCACGCCCATTGCCGTTCACGCTGCGTTCCCCATCGATGCCGCCACCATACCGCCCAGGCGATGGTCCGTGCCGGGTCTGCTGTTGTGCGGGAGCGTGTCTATCCTCGTAGCGCCGCCTGGGTCAGGCAAGTCGCTTCTCACGCTCCAGATGGCCATAGCGGTCGCGGCAGGGGTGTCCTGGGGCGGCTGGCAGCCGCGTGGGCGGCAGAAGGTGCTGGTGATCAACAGCGAGGACGACCTCGATGAGATGAAGCGCCGCCTTGTGGTGGCGGCCAGGGAGATGGGCATAGCGCAGTCGCAGCTCGACGGCTGGCTCGATCTGGTGGCGGTGCCTGAGAGCATCGTCATTGCCAAGGCCGACAACAGGTCAAAGACCGTGGTGCGAACGCCCCTGGTCGAGGATTTGGTGATGACCATCCAGGCCAAGGCCTACGGCCTGCTGGTGGTGGACCCGTTTGCCGAGACGTTTGTGGGCGACGAGAACAGCAACAGCGAGGTGAAATGGGCCGGTGTGCTTTGGCGCGAGGTGGCGCGGCGCTGCGGCATCGCGCTCTGGCTTGTTCATCACACCAAGAAATACGCGGCGGGCATGGCGGGCGATGCGGACGCGAGCCGTGGCGGCGGCGCGATGGTGGGCATCGCTCGCGTGGTGGGGACGCTGTTCACCATGACCGAGGACGAGGCTGACGGCATGGAGGTCGATCCAGAACGCCGGGCCGACTACGTCCGCTACGACGACGGCAAGGCCAACTACTCCCGCAAGGGCGAGGTGCGCTGGTTTGAGAAGGTCAGCCGGGATGTCGGTAATGCCACAGCCTTCCTGCCCGGCGACGAGGTGGGGGTGCTGCTGAGCTGGAAGCCACCGGACGAGATGGAAGGCATTACCGTGGCTGACCTCAATGCGGCGCTCGATGCAATCGACAAGGGCATCGCGGACGAGCAGGGCAACGCCACGGGACAGTTCTACGCGCCCAGGGCGTCCGGTGCCGACAGCAAGCGGTGGGTGGGTCACGCCCTGGAGAAGCTGCTGGGGTGCAGCAACAAGGCAGCCAGGAAACTGACCGGAAAATGGATCAAGAACGGGACACTGGACGTGTTCGATTACTTCGATCCAGTTCTGCGAAAAGATAGGAAAGGTGTCCGTTCAGTGCTGACGAAACGACCGGGAAGTATGACCCGTGGATAACTGCGCCATTAAAAGTTCCAATGGCGCAAAATCGAGGGAAGGCTGCGCCATTAAAAAAAACCGTACAAGTTGGAAATCAATGGCGCAAAGCGCGCCATTCCTTGCGCGCATGGCGCAAGGACCAGTGATTTCCAACTTAAGCTGTACGGTTTTGGCGGCAAGTGGAGCGAGTTCCATCACAACAGGAGGAGAGGATAAAATGCCTAGTTCAAAGAAGAAGGCCGAGCATAACCCAGGAGCAGTGGCGGCGGAATGGGAACAGAGTTACGCGACGTATCTGAGCGGTCGAGCCGTGCTGGACGGCGTAGACGCCCTGGCCCAGGAGATGGAAGCATACTGGGGCTGCGACCGTCTCAGGCTGCTCGTCCCAGAGGACATGCGGGAGCGGTTCGACCGGCAAAGGTTCAAGTTGAACGCAGCCATCACGCACGGCTCGCTGCAAGACGTGCAGCGAGAGGGCCACCGTATGCTGTTGGCGTGGCGCACCCTCAATCAGGAGGCCATCGTCAGCGGCGCAGGGAGGCTGCCAGAGGAGGTTTGGGAGGTGGCGGCACCTGACGGCACCGTCATCAGCATTTGCCGTACCACGGCCCACGCAGCCAGGATAGCAGGGCCAAGGACACGGGAAGGCAGGCAGCAGGCGGTCTACACCCTGGACGAGATCGCCCAGGTGCTGTGGGCCAGCGAGGCGCTGCTCAAGGCCAAGGTGCAGTGGCCTGGGGCCAGGGTGGTACGAACCCGCAGGCCGCGTGATCCGCTGGAGGCTATTCCAGGCCGGGCCGAGCGGCTGGACGACCCCTGGGAGGACATGGACGAAATACTGCGCGGCACTCCGCTGGGCAGGAAGCAGGAGGGCAAGTAATGGAAGGCAATGGCGTGAACCCGGTGCCGGTAAACCTACCGGCGGCACGGGAGGCTGTGATCGAGCAGGCGCAGCGGGTCTATCAGGAGGTGGCGCACGAACGCGACCAGTTGCTGCGGAAGGTGGGCGAGCTGCAAAGCGACATCGCGGGCTACAAGGTGGCCCTGGAGGCCCACTCCAGCATGGAGGCGCAACGCGACAGCCGCATGGCGACCCTCCAGGCCGAGCGCGACCATGCCGTGCGGCAGGCCGCCGAGGTCAGGACTGTGCTGCACAACATCATGACCATAGGGCAGCCGTATCTGCACTCGCAGCTACCCGTCACCCCAGCGGAAGGGCAGGCAGATGACCGGGAGAACGATCAGGACGCTGCTAATCGGGCTGCTGGCGGCTTCCGCCCCTTCTCAAGCCTTTAGCGCATGCCTGACGCATCAGGAGGCCAGGGCGGCCTATGGCTATGGGCTGCGCTGGCACGGCGATGGCAAGGGCAGGCGGTGCTGGGGGGTTGCGTTTAGGAACGAAAAAAAAGGTTCCAAACGCAACCCCCCGCAGGGGGTCAAGCACCAATTGGGTACAGACCCCCCACCAATTGCGGAGGGGGGTCTGGCACCGGCAATGACTTGGGTTTTCAGCGACCGTGGGGTAAACTCACCGGAGTTTACCCCACGGCGATTTGCCGCCGATTTTAATTCCCCGATAATTGCCGATTTAAAATCCGAGGTTGCGTCACATTCCGCCACACACGCAATTGCGGAGGGTTTTCCGGTCAGCGTGACCGGACTGCTGCTCATCCTGCTGATGAGTGGCCTTCTGACAGCGTACAAGCTGGGCAAAGAAGCCTGGGGTCACTATGCCGTGCGCCGCGTACCCGGCGACCGCACTGGCGGCAGTCGAAGCCGGGACCGTCTGCTCTGGCTGCTGCTAGGTCAGGAGCCGGGAGGTCGATGCCGCGATACCAGACCGCCTCACCCACCCTGGCCGGGAGCTGGGGAGCTGGAGGCTCAAGGTGGGGGGCAGCAGCGATGACGGGTGCCGGGGCAGGCGGGGAACCGTCTAGCGCCGCTACGATAAGACGAATGAGGGCAGGGCGTTCCCTTTCGAGGAGCGCGCCCTGCCCTAAGCCGCAGTACTCTATGAGGTGGGCCTCAAGCCTCGCCCAGGCTTCGCAGGCCTGGGCGAGGTTGGCTGGGAGGTCTGTCATCCCTTGGATGTAGTGCCTCCCTGCTGCGAGATGCAGTAGGCGTTGGAGGCGAGCTGGCCCTTCATTTCGATCAGGGCCTCGACCCGCTCGTTCCAGGCCTCGCGGGCCGGGATGTACTCCTGGGGGCGGGGCTGAAAATCCCTGGCGTTGGGCGCAGCCTGCCGCATTCTGGAGATCAGCACGTCGAGCGCCAGCAGCACCTCAAGTTGCTGGTCGAGCAGCTCCTGGCGTGAGGTGCCGTTCATGTTGACGATGGGCGGGACGAGGTAACGGTAGCTCATGGCTAGGCCTCCATGTCGATGGTGATCTGGTCGCCGTCTGCCAGGGTGCAGCGGTTGATCAGGGCGAAGAGGGCGGCCTTGATCTTGGGGTCTTGCTCTCCGCTCCACTTTTCGTGGGGAATGCGAACATCTTCGCGGTCCAGTTCGCCGCCGTGGCTGCCGAGAAGCTTGATGGTCAACTTGGTCATTGGGTAACTCCTGTTGTGATGAACAGCCGGGTTATACCGACAGCCTGTCAGGGCTGTCAATAGGGTATTTTAGATTATTTGACTAGTTGACAGGGCTGACTGGTTGTCGGTATAAGGCTCCTGTTCATCACAACAGGAGCTACCCATGTCCACCAAGTACGTCATTACCGAGCGGCAGCGTTTCGGCGGTCGCTATGTTGCAATTCGCGGGCTGTCGTTCGCTACCAAGGCCGAGGCCGAGGCGCATGTCGCCGCCAAGCTGAGCTATAAGCGCGAGCGTTTGTTTGTCGAAAGCCGCAAGGTGAAAGACCTCGACGCCTCGCAGGCCATGCACTGCCAGTGCTGCAATCGTGAAATCCACGCGGCGCTGGGGCGCATTGCTCACCACGGCTATACCCGCCCAGGTCACGGCTGGCAGACGCAGTCATGCTTTGGCGCAAAGCGCCTGCCGTGGGAGGTGGACCGCAGTGCGGTCATGGACCTCATCAATCATCTCAAGGAGTGGCTGCTGCGCGCCGAGTATCTGCGGTGTGCAGTCGCTGACGAGATCGAGCCGGTGACGCACACTTACGAGATTTATTTGCGTGACCGTGGCCGCTACGAGAAGCGGGATTTGATCATAACCCGCGACAGGTTTGCGGACATAGTCAAGGCCAACGTCGATGACGTGTTCACGCACCAGTTTGAACCGACGTTCGATCAGTTCAAGCAGCGCGACCTCGACAAGCGCGACAGCCGCATCACCAGCCTCAAGCGGGACATCAAAGAGTTCACGGCCCGCTACGAGGGCTGGACGCAGACCCACAAGTGGGAAGGCAAGCGGTGGGTGGCGCTCTAGCGCCACTCACACCCATCACCAACGGAGAACAGACCTATGAACTGGCAAGACCGAAACATGACGGCGCGACAATTCAAGCAGGCGCTCAAGACGCTCAGCATCTCGCAGGCTTCCGCAGGCAGATACCTGGGCGTCTCCGAGCGCACCGCCAACCGCTACTGCAAGGGGACAGCGGCGGTGCCGCCAGCCTCTGCCATGCTGCTGCGCGCCCTGATACACTACGGCGTGAAGCCCCTGGCACCTAAGTGGGTCAGCCCCATCGAGGGCCGCCGCGACTAGCCTACGCCTGGACGACAGGCCGGGAGGGCGCGTATTGTCCGCAAGGGCAGTGTGCGCCCTCTCTCTTTTTGGGGCAGACATGAGCGGCGGCAAAATCATTCCCGTTATCGCCCAGGGCGACCGCGAGGGCATGGCCAGGATCGAGGCCGCATCTGACCGGCTGCATGACGAATACGTGGCGGGTTTTCAAGAGCTGCGCCAGCGCATTGTCGATCTGGAAACATCGCTGTTGCAGGAAATGAAATACAACGATGCCGAGCTGTTCCGGCAAGTGGATAACATACGGGTCGAGGCCCGCGCCGGGCTGGCCGATTTGGTGGCGTTCATGGCCGAGCTACGCAAGCGCATCGAGAAGCTGGAGCAGGGAGGGGGTACCCCTAAGCTAAATGGCTAAACGGATTACTGATTTACGTTCGCTGGCGCGGGCGCACACCGAGATGGGCGTCAAGGTGCTGGCTGGCATCGCACAGAACGGCAAGAGCGAGCAGGCGCAGATCAGCGCCGTCGATCTGCTGTGGCAGCGCGGCTGGGGCCGCCCGGCGCAGCCGGTGACCGGCGCAGACGGTGAGGGCGACATCCGCATCACCATTCGCAATATCATCGAGGGCAAAAAATGACATGAAGCATCCGCTGGTCAATCGCACCTCGCCCAAGGGTCAGCCATTTGTCGGCACATGCGCTGCATGCGGCAGGCGCGGCATCACGCTTGAACAGACGCGCACCGATGGCGACTGCGAAAACTTTCGTGGCATGACGCAAGAGGATGCGCTGGTCGAAGCGGTGACCGGATCATGAAGAAGCGCGACAGCAGGCAGGCTGCTGGGACACGTCCTGCCCGTGACGAGATCGAGACGGCATTATTTGAGGCCGCCAACGAGATCGAGCGGCTGCGCGCCGAGAAGATCGAGTTGCTGAAGAAGCGCAACGCAGAAGAAATGCAGAAGATGATTGATTACTGGGGACATCGCGCCGAGAAGGCCGAGGACGAGATCGAGCGGCTGCGCCGAGAGGTTGAGGAGTGGAAGTGTCGGGTCAACGAAGGTGCCGACATCATCGCTGGCAATGTTGCCATCATCGATGAGCTACGCGCAGCAAACAAGCGGCTGCAAGACGCGCTGATCGAGGTCGCTGAGTTATGATCGACATCACGCTGCCGCACAACGGCTGGACGCCACGCGAGCATCAGATGTCGCTGTGGCGCTACCTCCGCGAAGGCGGCAAGCGAGCGATGGCCGTGTGGCATCGCAGAGCCGGGAAGGATGATGTTTGTTTACATCACACCGCTATCAGCGCCATCGAGCGCCAGGGAAATTATTGGCACATGTTGCCTGAGTACGCGCAGGCTCGCAAAGCTATCTGGGACGCCGTCAATCCGCACACCGGCATCCGCCGCATCGATGAAGCGTTCCCGGCAGAGATGCGCGCCTCGACACGCGACACCGACATGCACATACGCCTCGTCAACGGCTCGACGTGGAGCTGCATAGGCAGCGACGAGTACGACCGCACGGTGGGATCGAGCGCAGCAGGCGTGGTGTTTAGCGAGTATGCGCTGAGCAACCCGGCAGCGTGGGGTTACCTCAGACCAATGCTTGAGGAGAACGGCGGCTGGGCCACGTTCATCACCACGCCACGCGGTCGTAACCACGCACACGCAATGTACGCCTACGCGGCGCAGACGCCGGGATGGTTTGCCGAGCGGCTGACGGTCGAGGACACTGGCGCACTGACGCAGGCACAGCTCGATGAGACGCAGCGTGAGTATCGTGCGCTGTACGGCTCAGACTTTGGACGCGCCCAGTTTTTGCAGGAATATTATTGCGACTGGGCAGCCAGTATTTTGGGAGCCTACTATGCAATCGAGATGGCGCAGCTCCGCGACGAGGGTCGAATACTGCCTGTCACGCCGCTGGAAGATCAGTATGTACACCGCGCCTGGGACTTGGGTGTCGGTTCTGATACGTCGATCTGGTGGTTTTGCGCGGTTGGAGCGCAATTGTTTGTACTCGATCATTACGCATCGAGCGGTGTAGGCCTCGACCACTACCTCACCGAGATCGAGAAGCGCGAGCTACAGCACGGCTGGCGCAGAGGCATCGACTTCGTGCCGCATGACGCAAAGGTGCGCGAATGGGGATCAGGGCGGACGCGAGTGGAGACAATGACCCTCATGGGGCTGAAGCCGCAGCTCGCGCCGACGGCGACCCTAGAAGATGGCAGGAACGCCGTGCGGCGTACCTTGCAGCTAGCTGTGTTTCATCCGCGCACCGAGGAGACGGGCATCGCGGCGTTGGAGCAATACAGAAGGGAATGGGACGACGAGAAGAAGGCGTTTAAGGCGTCCGACATGCATGATTGGACCTCGCACCCGGCTGACGCATTCCGCTATCTGGCGCTGAGCTGGAAGCTGGCACCGCTGCGCGAGGTGCATGTCGAGCAGCCACGCGGCTTCTTCATCCCGCCACCGGCAGAACCACGCAAGGGGATCAGGCTGTAATGGAGCATCGTAACGTCCAGTACAAATACGAGTGGATGCCGTCGATCCGCATCAAGCTGCTCGATGCCAAGCAGCGCGAGTACGACTTTCCCCTGGTGGGGCGCTGGCTGGCCGAGCATCACTCCCTCGCAGGGAATACGCTGTCGCGGAAGCAGTGCCGGGAGCTGTGGCGCTGGCTGGGGCGTGACGACAGGCCACCGCACAAGCTGTGGATCATGCTTAATCGAGGAGACGTGATGCGGGCTTTTCCGCCGAGGAAAGAAGCATGAAGGAATACAAAAAGCGCGAGGCGCAGCGCATCAAGCGCAAGGCGCGACAGCTAGGCAAGCGGCTGCCGTGGCGGCAGGCTTGCGACATCCTGACGACGGCGCTGGCGCAGGCTATCTGGCAGGAGGGCGGCAGCCGGGACGATGCCCACGCCACTGCCGAGATCGTGTTCTATACGCTGAACGAGCAGCTCGACCGCATGTACGGTGACGAGAAGGTTATCCCGCTGCGGCGCAAGGCAAGCTATTTCAAATGACGTGACGCTGACGCAATATGTCTGACGCCAGTTGGGGCTGGCGCAATTCGGAGCAGCCCCAATGGTTGACGACAACGACAACCCCAAGCCAATCGAAGACGACCTTGGCGCGGACGACCACGACTACAACCCGGCGGTCGAACCTAAGAAGGCCAAGGCGTGGCTGAACCTCCTGCTGGAAAGCGAGGAGATGTTCAGCGACTGGAACGATCACTGCGACAACATCGACAAGCAGTACGCCAGCATGGCGCGGCTGGCGACGATGTCGCGGGAAAAAGAATTTCAGATGTTCTGGGCGAATTGCGAGGTGATCAAGCCGAGCATTTACGCCAAGCCGCCGCAGCCCGTTGTGGTGCCGAAATTCAAGGACAGGAGGCCGGTCTATCAGGCTGCATCAGAGGTGGCTGAGCGGTGCGTCACTGTCTCGTTCGACCTCACCCGCATTGACGACATCATGAAGCTGATCCGCGACGACGTGGCGCTAATCAGTCGCGGCTGCGCCTGGGTGCGCTACGAGAGCAAGGGCAAGGGCTACTACGACAGCGAGCGTGTCTGCATCGAGTTCAAAAACCGCCGCGATTTTCTGCACAGCATCTCACGCAACTGGGAAGAGGTGACGTGGGTGGCGGCGGCGAGCTACCTGACACGCGGGCAGGCGCGCAAGCGGTTCAGGAAGACATCCGGCGACGAGTACCAGAACGCCGAGTACAAGGTGGACAAGGAAGGAGCCGAGGTAGGTGGCGCGGACAACCGGGAGCGGGCCAAGTTCTGGGAGATATGGTCGAAGGCAGACAATCGTGTGCTGTGGGTCGCACACGGCTGTGAGAAAATTCTGGACGAGGACGACCCGCATCTGGAGCTGTGCAACTTTTTTCCTTGTCCCAAGCCAGCCTACGGCACGGTGCAGAGAGGCTCGCTGGTGCCGGTGCCTGATGTTTTGCAATACAAGGACCAGCTCGATGAGCTGAACATGCTGACGGGCCGCATCCACGCGCTGAGCGAGGTGCTGGAGGCGAAGGGCTTCTATCCGAGCGGCGGCACCGAGATGGCCGACGCCATCGAGACTGCGGTGAAGACCAAGACCAGCGGACGCATGCTGGTACCTATCGCCAACTGGGCCGCATTCGGCACCTCGAAAGAGGTCATCATCTGGATGCCCATCGACCAGATCGCGCAGACCATCACCGGGCTAGTGGCGCTGCGAAAGCAAGTCATTGAGGACATCTACCAAGTGATGGGCCTTAGCGACATCATGCGGGGAGATACCGATCCGCAGGAGACTTTGGGGGCGCAGCGGCTGAAGACTGAGTATGGTTCTAAACGCATCAAGGACAAGCAGCAGGAGCTGGTCAGGCTCGCTCGCGACCTTGTCGAGCTGTCCCTCGACATCATCACCGACAAGTTCAATCCAGTCACCATCATCGAGATGAGCCAGACGCAGCTTCCAACGCAGGCGATGGTGCAACAGAAAATCTCCGAGGTGATGCAGCAGATGCATGCTCAGCAGAACCAGATGCAGCAGCTTATGCAGATGCCGCAAGTGCAGCAAATGGCGCAGCAGAACCCGGAGCAGGCGCAACAGGTAGCGCAGCAGGCGCAGAAGAGCCAGGAAGCTGCGGTGCAGACTATCAATCAGCTACGCGAGAAGCCCACCATCGAACAGGTGCTTAAGTTCCTGAAGGATCGCCGGGCCAAGTCGTTCATCCTCGACATCGAAACCGACAGCACCATCATGGCCGACGAGCAGGCCGAGAAGCAGCAGCGCACCGAGTTCGTGCAGATGCTTGGCGGGCTGTTGCCGCAGCTCTCGCAGATGATCGTGGCCGAGCCGCAGACCGCCGAGTTCTGCGGCGAGCTGCTCAAGTTCGCTACTGCGCCGTTCCGCGCCGGGCGTTCGCTCGATGGCACGATAGACGAGCTGGTGGAGCAGATGAAGACCAAGGGGCAGAACACGCCGCCCAACCCGCAGATGGAGGCCGTCAAGAGCAACGAGAAGATCGAGATGGCCAAGATACAGCAGAAGCAGCAGACCGACGCGCAGCAGCTCAAGATCAATCAGCAGGAGCTGGCCGACAAGGACCGGCAGCACCAGGAGAAGCTGGCCAACGACCGCAAGATCGCCTGGGCGCAGGCGCAGATCAAGCTGAGCGACACCGAGGGCAAGGCCGTCATCCAGAACCAGAAGCTGATCGAGAACCGCGAGGCGCACGAAGCGCACATGCGCGAGAACGAGCAGAAGATGGCTGTGAACGCGCAGAAGGCGCAGATGACGGCGGCGGCGGCGCAGAACAAGCAGCACGACATGCAGGCGCAGTCGGCGCAGCGCCAGCAGCAGCATGACATGAAGATGGCGCAGCCCAAGCCGATGGGACGGCAGTGATGGACCCGGACGATTGGACAATGGGGTCGCTGGCGGCGCAGGACGGCTACGAGGCCATGCCGGTGTCGAGCAACGTCATTGACCGGCGTTCGTTCGTGCCGGTGCCGTTTGAGCAGCCCAGCGACGAGGAGAGGTTTCAGTACGAGCTGCTGCGCGACATGAAGATGAACCGCGACCTGAAGATGGACCGCAACGAGAGCGGCTCGCCAGCCGATCCGATACCGCAGCTTGAGCCGATGCCCGGCTCGACCGGTGACGACGAGCTGGACGAGGCACGTGGCGGCCTGCGACCGCTGACCCGCGAGGAGCTGGATCAATTCCAGGCGCAGATGATGATGGACAAGCCCACAGCCCGCGAAGAGGCGATGATGATGGGCAACCCCTACGACCCGTGGGGCCTGCGCGAGGGCGCAGAGAAGAAGCTGAGCGCCATGTCGCTGGAGCAAATTGGGCTAGCGGCACCGCAGGGCGGCATAGGCTCGATCCTGCGGCCCTCGACGCCGCAGGGCAACTTTGACGCTTACCTCGACCAGCGCCGTGGCTACGAGCCGCAAGGCATGATCGACCGCATCCAGCCAGCATATCCGCATGAGGTCTTCGACGTGAGGCGGAGGCGCTAAATGGCCTACGAAGACGATTGGGTGCTTGGCGATCTGGTGGCACCGGACAACTACGCCATGCCCAACGAGCAGCAAGCAGCGCAGATGCGCGCCGCGTTGGCTGGCAATGCCGCCAATCCAGCCGAGGTCATGGGTTCGATAGGTGCGCCGGTTGCGCGACAAGCAGTCGAGACGCTCAAGGAGCCGTTCCGTAAGGGCGCTGGCTTGATGCAGCGGGTGATGGATGCCAACGCCGAGATGTTTCCGGCGCAATCCGGCATCACGTCTGTCTCGACCGACTACGACCCGCGCCGTGAGGCGGCGGATTATGCCGCTGGTGCCGGGTTTAATGTTGTCGCTGGTGGTATGGGCGTGGCCCCGGAGGGCGCGTTGGGCATGGCTGGCGGCAGGCTGCGGCCTGAGAAGGCCACGGGATTTGCACCGGGATCGATAGCCAAACTGTCGCCGGAAGACGAGGTGACAGCGGCGCTGTATGGCGGGCTGCACGGTCCTGACGCTGCGCCGGGCAACTGGATTGTGCGCTACAGCCCAGATGGCACACCGAGATTGATTGACGCCGGTTCCGGTCACCACGGCTTCTCTGCGGTGCGTAGCGGCAAGCCGGTCGAGGACATGACGTACAAGATCAACAACCCGCCAGCCTTCAATCGCAACGTCTGGGACATCGCTGACCGCGAAGGCGACACCATGATCTTTGGCGTCAAAGATCGATCAAGGGCTGGCGGGCAGCTCGCCGAGGTTGGCGGTAGGAAATTACGCAAGCCGGTGCAGATGGAAGGCGGCGCGGACTACTCGCTGCTGCACGAAGGCACACCGATCCCCGGCATGCCAGACGAGGCCCGGCTGCTGTACGCCAACCAGCAAGGCCCCGCCAACAAGATCATTAGGGAAGCGCGGGAGGCCGCCGAGCAGGGCAGCACTCCGCTGCTGACGCTGATGACAATGGGCAAGGGCGCAGGCGACAGCGCAAGGCAGACGGCGAACACGGCGTACCGGCTGGTCAAACAGGCGCGACCAGACGCTGATTTGATCGAGGCCATCGACAAGTCTATGGCGTCCGAGATGAAGCAGCTCAAGGGTGCGCCTGCGATGGCGTATCCAGGCTTTGGCCACAAGGACATGGAGAAGTGGATTGATGCCGTTGGCGGTAACTATCGTGGCGCGCTGGTGCGGTCATTGGACAAGGCCAAGCTGCGCGACATGTCGGGCGTGGACATTGGCGAGGTGCGCTACGCCAATACCGATCCGCGATTTGCTAACACGCCGACAGGCTCAGCGGGCCGGTTCATGGGTGAGATCAACCCGGAACTGGGCGTCACGCCACATTCATTCCACTCGAATTATCCAACCGGGTTCATGACCACGGCTGCGCCGGGCGGGTTAGTTGGCTCGGTGCCGTTCAAGACGCTTGCACCAGACTTGTGGCGTGGCCTGATGAAAGCCGGTGAGCCTAAGTACTTCGCCGACAATCCGATGACGTACATCATGGGCGAGATGCCGGGCGGCATTGGCAAGTCGCAGAAGATCACGCCGGAAGTTGTGGATAAAGTATCGGAGTTCTTCCGCCGCAACCCGCAGGGTTGGGCTGTCGGCGGTGGTGCAGTGATGGGCGGCCTCGCCGCCAACGATCACGTTAAACACAAGGAGAGGCCAGATGCCTTCTATTAACGAGCCGCCGCAGAAACCGCCGCAGCCAGGACCGCTGTACTATGGTATCCCCATCACACTCGCCCACCGCTGGTGACAACAGGAGCTGACGCATGGCCCAATCCGCATTGACAGTGACGCCGCCTAACCCAACGCCGCCGACGAACATGTCGTTTACCGGCGCAACCGGGCCTAACCCGCCCAATTACAGTAAAAACCTCTATACGGACTGGTACGACAACACGACCATCAACACCCCGGCCAATAACCCGTTTATCGATGACGGCACGGCTGGCGCGCTGACGGCGTTTGCCGCTAACACGGCGGCGCTGTCGCAGGGTGTCGGCTCTGGTGCAACCGCAGGCGGCACCGAGAACAGCTATCCCGGCAGCGGCAGCGGCAGCCCGCCGCCCATCAACTTCCTGGGTGCAGTCCCGGCCTCGACCAGCGTGGCGCACGAAGGCGCAGGCACCGAGGCCGTCGCTACGGCACCGGGATCAGTGGCTCAGTGTCCTACCGTCTCTGTCGGCGTTGGCCCGGTGGCGACCGTGGCGACCCGCGAGGCCGGTCCCAACGCCACACATGCTTCGTCGCTGTCGCCAGCCAACCCAACGACGCTCACCAGCATCTCGCCGGGCAATTCGGTGTCGGGTGTCGGCACAACTACTGTCGGCGCGACCGGAACCAATTTCACCAAGCAGAGTGTTATCTGGGTGAACGGCGTTCCTCAGACGACGACGTTCAATTCCGCGACCTCGCTGACTGCGCCCACTGTGACGAAGAAAACGTCCGCTGGCCCGTGGCCGGTTACGGTCGTAACCGGCGGCGTGGTGACCACTGCCGCCCAGACATGGACGTTCACATGACGACGAAGCAGGAGCAGGAGAAGAACCACAACTACGATCACGAAGGTGCGAAGATCGTGGCGAAGGACCGCGAAGAAACCGAGCGCAACAAGCTGCTGGGTGACGAGCGACCGTTCGATTTCATCGAGCGCACCAAGCCGGAAGACCGGCTGCCGCCTGAGACGGCGCACGGCCAGATCACCCGCGACAACGTCAACCCCAACATTCCCAGCTCGCCCAAGGGCGGCGAACGCGGCATGGGCATTGTCGATCCCAAGAGCCTGGGCATGGAAGGCAGGGCTGGAGCTGCGGTGCCGAAAGCACCGGAGCAGCCAAAGCAACAGACGACCGGCACACCGCCGCTCGCCGGTACGGGTTCTGTCACCAGCGTCAATGAGCCTGCCGGTTCGACGCTGGGCAGCAACATGGACGCCAGCGGCCAGCCGATCCAAGGCGGCGAGGACAAGACGCCGGTCGTCACTGCCGTGGACCCGGACGAATGCACTATCGGCGACGAGGATTTCGATATCTTCGTCCACGGCACCGGCTTTGGCGAAGACAGCGTGATTGTGTTTGCCGGGCAGGACGAGCCGACAGACCTTGAGGACGACGGCTCGCTCTCGACTGGCATTGACATGAGCCTATGGCAGGGCGCGGACACGGTGAAGGTGTCGGTCAAGAACGGCGACAAGACATCGAACGAGGTTGATTTCACCTTCCACGCCAATCCGGCAACGCGCAAAGCGCCTGCTAAGCAGGACAAGCGCAAGGGCAAGGGCGTGAAAGCCAAGGCTAAGAAGGGCAAGCGGTAGTAGACGGCCAGGACGCGGCGTTGCCCTAGCAGGGGTTTCGCCAGCGCCGCGTCCTGTAATTGGGGGACAGATGCGTCTGATTGAGATCGAGCCGGGGCGGTTTCGTTTTGTGCGCGAGCAGACAGCTCCTGCGCGAAGCGAGCTGCCGTGTCCGCATGTCATCAGCGACGAGATGCCAGCCGTCGAACAGGTCGATGGCCGGTTCTACACGTCCAAGTCACGCTTTCGAGCAGTAGGCCGGGCCAACGGCCTGACCGAGGTGGGTAACGAGAAATTGAAGCCCACCACGCGATCCACCGACAAGCCAGAGACAAAGCGAGAGCGCCGTCACGCGCTGCGGAGGGCTGTTGAACGCTACCGGGCAGGAGCCGGTAGCCGATAGGAGCCTGCTATGAGTGACGTGACAGTAGCGCCCGATGCCACACCGGCACCGGCAGCGCCGCAGCCTGCCTCGAATGAAGCGGTCGTAAATCCCAGCCCGACGCTGCCGCCGCCGCCGCTAGGCAACCAAGCCCCCGACAAGCCCCCTGGCGACCGCCGGGACGCCATCCAGAAGGCGTTTGAGCGGGCCAGCAACCCGGCAAAAGCCAAGGAAGACCGGGAAAAGCAGCAGGCCAAAAAGCCTGCCGCCGAGCGTGAGCCTCCAGGCCGTGGCCACAACCAGCCGCCGGAAGAGACAAAGCAGGAAGAGCTGAACCTGAAGAAGGCCCCGCCCAAGGGCGAGCAGCCGCGTGAGGGCGGGCGGTTCGTGGCGCGAGCGCCAAGTCAAGAGGAGCAGCCGGGTCAAACAGGTCAAGTAGGTCAACCGGGTCAAAAGCCTGGGCCGCAGCTTCCAGAACATGCGCCGTACCGCGACCCGCCGCAGCGCATGGCCGAGCATGCCCGTGGCGAATGGGCCGCCACCCCGGAACGGGTGCGTGGCGAGTTCCACCGGCTGGCGCAAGAGACTGACGGCATGCACCGGCACTACAAGGCCGACTACGAGACGATGGAAAGCATCCGGCCATTTCACCAGATGGCCACGCAGCACGGTACCACGCTCAACCGGGCGCTGACCAACTATGTCTCGATGGAGCAGAAGCTCCGCAGCGATCCTGTCGGCGGGCTGGACGTAATCGTCAACAACCTGGGCCTGAAGACCGCAGACGGTCAGCCGATCACGCTGCGCGACGTGGCGTATCACGTCCTGTCGCAGTCACCGGAACAGCTCAAGCAGATACAGCAGGGCAACCAGCAGCAGGCGGCCTCGCACCAAATTGGGGCGCTGCATCAGGAGGTTCAGGGCTTGAAACAGGCCCTGACCCAGATGCATACTCAGCAACAGTTCACCTATACCCGCAGTGAGGTCGATAGTTTTGCCGACGCTCACCCAAGGTTCGATGAACTAGGGGCAGCGATCCACCGCGAGATCAACTTGGGCTTCTCGTTAGAGGAAGCCTACGACCGAGCGGACAAGCTTTACCCGACCCACGCGGCTCAGACCCGCACCCAACCGGCTCAGACCCGGACAGCGGACAAGTCTATCTCAGGCGCACCTAGCGGCCCCTCAAACGGGACAGGTGAGCGCAAGCGAGATGGCAAGCCCGTAGCTTTACGCGATGCAATCGGCAACGCGATCAAGCGCGTCAACGGTGGTCTGTAACATTTAACCGGAGGGGCCAATGCCCAATATCACGACGGCTGCTGCCTATCAGCAGATATTGTCGATGGCGCTTGAAGAGCGGTCATCGAGCTATCAAGACCTCGTCAGCAACAACAACGCACTGCTCGCAGTGCTTCGCCGCAAAGGCGCGTGGCAAACCTACTCTGGCCCGCGCATTCGCCAGACGCTGCAAATCGGTAAGCAAGTCGCGCAATGGTACAGCGGCTACGATCAGCTCCTGAACCCGGCCATCGACTTGTTCAACGATGCGTATTTCGATCCCAAGATGGTGGTCGTCCCGGTCATCCTGTCGATGCAGGAAATCCTGAACAACCAGGGCGAAAATCAGCTCATGGATGTTTACGACAGCTATATCGGAGCTGCCGAGCGTTCGCTGGAAGACACGATGGACGCCGCCTTGTACGGCGACGGCACCGCCAACGGCGGCAAGGCGCTGACGGGATTGGCGACAGCTCTTCCCATCATCACCAACAGCGGCATCTACGGCGGCCTCGACCGCGCCACTGCCGTGATCTGGCAGACCAAGAGCTACGACGCCAACTCATTCTTGGCGGGCAGCACCCAGGTCAACTCGACCACGATCAGGCCGATGCTGAACACCATCATGAACAAGCAATCGCGTGGCCGCGACCACGCCGACTTGATCATCATGTCGCCGGAACACTACGCCGCCTATGACGCTGCATCGATTGTTATTCAGCGCCAGACCAACGAGACATCGATGGGCAAGCTGGGCTTCAGCTCGCTGGAGTATATCGGTGGCGGCAAGCGCGCCGAGATCGTTCTCGACGGCGGCATTGGCAGCAACATGCCAGCGAACACTACGTTCGGCATCGACACCTCGTCGCTGAAGATCAGGTATCACCCCAGCCGGAACTTCGACAAGATTTTCGACGGCGACGGCCAGATGCCCATCGATAAGGACGCCATCGCTCAGTTCATTGGCTGGATGGGCGAGCTGACGATGACGAACCCGATGTTCAACTGGCGACTGTACGACAGCAACCCGGCGGCGTGACGCGACCGCCGAGTAAAGGAGCCGCCGCCCTGACCTAATCCCTAACACGGTAAGTCCCCCAAGACTGCGGATGGGGCGGCGGTTCTGAATTTAGTAAACAACGGGAGCAAATATGTACCAAGTACGCGATGCCGATGCCGCCGTGGTCGCAACCTTTCGCCACCACGCGCTGCCGAATAAATCTCTGACCGACAAGGCTGGCCGCCTGATCTGCGACGACGTTGAGGTGTGCGACATCCGCTTCGCCGGGTCACGCGCCATGTCCACCTTCCCCGCCACTGCCGTCTCGCACTGGAGCATCGACCCGGAGAGCGGCGAGCAAGTGCCGGTGACCTACGCCGAGCGTTTTCCCCGGCAGTTCCGCCAGTTCAAGGAGCAGACGCACCAGACCAAGGCCGGGACGCCGTTGCAGTTCGTGCCGTTCCTGACCGAGGGCAAGCGCGCCGAGCTGCGCGCCCTCAACATCTACACAGTCGAGGCGCTCGCCGTGATCGACGGCCAGGAGCTGAAAAACCTGGGATCGTATGGCCGCGACCTGAAGAACAAGGCGCAGGAGTTCATCGAGAGCAGCAAGCAGAACGCCCCCAGCATGGAGATGCAGGCCGAGCTGGAGGCGCTGCGGGCGCGCAACATGGTGCTGGAAGAAGACACCAAGCTGCTGAAGCAGACGATGCCTGAGCCGGTGCAGACCGAGGCCGAGCGGCAATTCGAGAACATGGACCTCGACCAGCTTCGCGAGTTCATCACCACGGCGACCGGCCACGCACCGCACGGCTCGATGACGCGCAAGGTGCTGGTGCGGATGGCAGCAGAGGCACAGAAAAGGGCGGCTTGATGAGCCTGCTGACCGTTGTCCAAGATGTTTGTGCGAATGTTGGGGTGACGTATCCCAACTCAGTGTTCTCAAACATCGCCGCCAATCGGTCGATGCAAGAGATGCTGGCGCTGGCCAATGAGCAGGCCCAGCGCATCGCCTACGACCATCGCGATTGGACGAAGCTGCGCGCCTACGCGCAACTGGATGGCGATGCCGTGTGGGTGCCGCCGCAGCCCGATCCATTGGCGGTCTGGACCGGCACCACGGCATTCAACTTGCCCGCCAACTACAAGCGCATGCTGCTGACATCGAATGTGTGGCTGACCACGTCCACGCACCAGCCGATGCGCTTCATCCCCGACACCGACGAGTGGCTGCGCCGCCGCATCAACAGCTCGACCGGCTCATGGGGCGAGTGGACGCTGCTTGGCGGCAAGATGCATATCTTCCCGGCGATGGGCGTAGGCACCGCCGCCCGGTTCATGTACCTCGACAAGAACTGCATCGACCTCGCCAGCGGCGGGCGTGGCGATGCGTTCAAGGACGACGCCGACACGTTCACGCTGGACGAGCGGCTGCTGAAGCTTTCTATGATTTGGAATTGGAAAGCTTCAAAGGGAACGCCATACGCCGAGGATATGTCCACGTTTGCCGACGCTCTCGCCTCGCTGATGGGGCGCGACAGCCCAGCGCCTATCCTCGTTGTCGGCCCGACGCTTCGCCCCACCGGCTTTGGCGTGTGGGGCTACTGACATGCCGTTCACCACAACTCCCGGTGAAATTCCTCCGTTCAACGGCGCGTTCAATGTCGCGTTGCAGGGGCCGGAGGGAAAGCCGGGTCCAGTAGGGCCGCAGGGTCCGGTAGGACCGCCGGGCGTAGACGGCCCGCCCGGCGCAGACAGCACGGTGCCGGGGCCGCCTGGGCAAGTAGGCCCGCCGGGCCAGACAGGCCCGACAGGACCGCAAGGCATTCCCGGCCCGCAAGGTATTCCCGGCGTGGTCGATCCTGAGACAGTTGGCGACACGGTGGCTGGGCTGCTGGTGGCTGGGACCAACATCTCGCTGGTCTACGACGACCCCGGCAACAAGCTGACAATAGCTTCGACATCCGCCTTCGACGCCGAGGCAGTCGATGACCGTGTCGCCAGCCTGCTGACTGCCGGTGCCAACATCACGCTGACCTACGACGACCCTACCAACAAGCTGACGATAGCCTCGACTGCCAGCGGCGGGGGCGGGCTGACGGTCAGCGACACGCCACCGGCCTCGCCAACTGACGGCATGCTTTGGTGGGAGAGCGACACTTGCAGATTGTATGTCCGCTACAACGACGGCGTAGGCCCAGCGCAGTGGGTTGAGGCGGTCGCCGTCCCCAACATCGACACGTCTGGCTTCGTCATGCGGTCAGGCGATACCATGACAGGCCACCTGTCATTGCCGACAGCGCCAGCATCCTCTAATGCCGTGCGGAAGGATTACGTTGACGCCGCCATCACTGCCTATGCCGCACCCTTAGATGCGATGGCGATGAACGGCATGCAAATAAACGGCGGCATAGACGTTAGCCAGGAGCGCGGGACGACGGCGCTTGTTGGCGGCGGATATATCGCCGATGGCTGGCAAGCTTTTCAAACAGGTGTGGGGATAAGCTCTGCCAAAGACGCACACAGCGCAGTGCCGGGCATTCCCAATTACATTTATGTTTACACAACAACAGGCCTGCCATCACCGGCAGCGGGCAGCCTGTGTATCCTGTATCACCAAATAGAAGGTTATCGTATTGCCCGTTTGGGGTGGGGCTTCAGCCAAGCAAGACCAATTACCATTGCGTTCTGGAGCGGCCACACCAAGCCGGGTCTGTACAGCATTTCTGTGCAGCCGGATGCCACGCTGAGTTATGCGGCACCCTACACGCATGCTGCCGCCAACGTCTGGCAGTACAACGTCATAACCGTTCCTGGCCTGACGACAGGATCGATACAAAATACTGTTGCGACAGGAATAACTATCAATTTTACCGCGATGGCCGGATCGACCTATACTGCACCATCGGCGAACGCTTGGCTTTCCGGCAACTACAAAGCCGCCCCAGGTCAGGTGAATTGCTGTGCGGCAACCTCTGACGCTATCCGTATTTCTGGGCTTGTCGTTATTCCCGGCATCTACGCTCCAACCGCTGCACAGCAGCCGTTGATGATGCGTCCATACGGCCAAGAGCTTGCGATCTGCCAACGATATTATGAAAGAATTGGCATGACCCACATCATCGACAGTGGTTCATACGGCAACACGTCTTGGTACCGGGTAACCAAGCGCATAACCCCAACGCTCACTCTGGTCACTGGTGGAACAAACGGTGCGACGGTGCAGCCATTGTCATATTCATTAGCTGATGGATTTCGTCAGATAACTAACCCCAGCGGTGCAATTGACGCAGAGTATGCCGCCGACGCGAGGCTGCCGTAATGGGCATCAATTTCCCAGCCTCGCCAGCCCTCAACGACCTCTACCCGGTCCCGGCAGTGCCGGGTGTTCCGCAATACAAGTGGGACGGCACGGCGTGGCTGGCGTCAACGCAGGCTGACGTGATGCCAGCTTCCGTCATTGTCAGCGACACGCCACCAGCTTCGCCACGCGACAACTGGTTTTGGTGGGAGAGCGACACTGGGACGCTGCATCTGCGCTACAACGACGGAGCAGGACCGCCGCAGTGGGTGCAGGCTGCCGGGCAATCGACAATTGATACTTCGCAGTTTGCGTTGAAGGCAGAGGCTGCGACGTTCGACGCGATGAGCTATAGCGGCATGCAGATCAACGGCAGCATGGATATCAGTCAGGAGTATGCAATAGGAACTGCGCTTAATAAGTCGCAAGTGTTTGTGCTTGATGGTTGGCGGCAAGGTAACAGCCTGACCACAGGCGCGGCTAACTTTACCACCACACCGATACCGACAGAGGTGCCTGGGCTTAAAAACTGTTTGCAAATGCAATGCACCACGGCGCAGCCAACAATAGGGTCGAGCTTTGTCCGCTTTCAACAGATGATAGAAGGTTATCGTTTTCAGCGTGTGGCGTGGGGAACTGCTAGCGCGAAACCGTTGACGGTTGGATTTTGGGCGCGAGCAACTTTAGCGGGTTCTTATCAACTGATAATTCTCAACTTCGATGGTTCTGCTGCGACAGCATTCATACCGTTCACTCTTGCTGGTGGTCCTGCTTTTCAGTGGGTGACGGTACAAGTCCCTGCTGTTACGACCGGAACATGGAAAACCGACAACAGTATCGGTGCAAATATCATATTTGAGATATGCTCACCCCTTACGCCTAACTTGATGGCTACTGCCGGGAATTATTTTTCACTAACCGGCGTCACCGTCCTCCCCGGCACCCAAGCGCCGACCGCCGCGCAGTCGCCTTTGATCATGCGGCCATATGATCAGGAGTTGGCGACGTGTCAGCGGTACTATTGGAAATCAAGCATCATTGTGGATACTACGCCAGCAATGCAAACCACCACATTCTTAACGCCGATGCGTACAACTCCGACAATAACAGGTGGCGCAGCCGGGTTCACTGTACAAACAATTGATTTTAATTGTGTATCAATGTCCCAGACCGCCCGTAATTACCAACTTCTATCTTTCGACGCGAGGCTCTGATGGGCATCAACTTCCCCAGCGCCCCGACAGTCGGCGACCTCTACCCGGTGCCAGTTGTCCCAGGCATCCCGCAATACAAGTGGGACGGCACATCCTGGCTTGTCGTCATTCAAGATACGCAGGCCTACGTCAGGCGCGCTGGCGACAGCATGACGGGATTGCTGACGTTGAGCGGCGATCCAACTGCGGCGCTGCATGCTGTGACCAAGCAATACGCCGCGCCGTTCGACGCGATGAGCTACAGCGGCATGCAGATCAACGGCAGCATGGATATCAGTCAAGAACTTGGGACGACTGGAACTGGCGCTGATTTTACTTATGCGATTGATGGCTGGAAACTCAGCAAGAACGGCACGATGGTTCCTATTGCCGTTCAAAGTGCATCCAGCGGTCTGTTTCCAGGGTTTTCCAATATGCTTTCTGTTGTTTTCTCGACAGCGCAAGCATCACTTGGAACTGGTGATGTTCTTTCCATGCTTCATCCAATTGAAGGCTATCGTATAGCTCGATTGGCGTGGGGAACAGCCAATGCGCGACCAATCACAATCGCATTCTGGTCAGATCATTTCAAACCAGGGCTTTACAGTGTGGTTGCTCGTAATAATCCAGCAAACCGTTCTTACGCTGCTACTTACACACAAGCAGCATCGAATGTTCCTCAATACAATGTCATAACTATCCCAGGCGATACGTCCGGCACATGGGCGACTAATAACGCGCTTGGATTGATGCTGGTGTTCTGTGTGGGCGCTGGCAGCACTTATGTCGCCCCCTCCGCTAATACTTGGAGTGCCGGTGCTTTTCACGCCGCGCCAGGACAAGTCAACGGTGCAGATAGCACGTCAAATGCTTTCCGCAT